TACAGATACAGGTACGTCATCCCGCTCGGCAGGTCACCCAACGCACCCGTGATCGTGGAAGACGTGCTGCCCAGGTGCAGTTGCGTCATCCCGCTCGGCAGGTCACCCAACGCACCCGTGATCGTGCTGCTCGTGCTATACAGATACAGGTACGTCATCCCGCTCGGCAGGTCACCCAACGCACCCGTGATCGTGCTACTCGTGGAACCCAGGTGCACGTACGTCATCCCGCTCGGTAGGTCGCCAAGCGCACCCGTGACATTCCACGATGCATTGCTGTAGCCACGAAACTCCCTCAGTCCTGTCAGCGCTGATAGTTGCGATAGGTTGAATGTGCCTACCAGGGATTGAGACTGAAAATTCAGATGCGTGACGGCGGCGGGATTGGCAAAGGTTACCGTCACCGTTTTCGTGGCGCTGGTCGGATAGGTGCAAGCGGCAGTAGCGCCGAACGATTGCGTTCCGTCGCCATAATCCCAGGTCACCAGTGACCCATCGCCGACGGTGACGGACGGGTTAAACACCCCAGACTTGTTGGTCTGGAATGTAATCTGATGCGCTAGTCTTGCACCGCCAAAAAACAGTGGCCGCCGACTCGGTGCCTGTCGCATTACAGCGCCGCCCCGAATGTCGCCGCCGACACGCTCACGACATACTCGATGTCATTGTCCGACACCGGATTGTCAGCCGCCAACGCCGCCGCAATCGTCGCATTGGCCACGCACATCCAGTGCATCGCTTGCGCTGCGCTGTCAATGTTGCCGGAAATAAGGACGTACTTCGCCCACTTGAGCCGGTCAGCGTGGTTCTCCGCGCCTGGGTCTTCGATCAGAATGTATTGCGCCACGTAAGCGCACGCCGCCTTAATCCGTTGCGCTAAATCCTCGCCGCCCGCATTGTATCTTGCATCGTAAATTGCCCGAAAGTTTGCCATCTAATCCTCCCCCTAGTTGAGGTCAGCCGTCAGGCTGATGTAAAACGCCTGCCCGCTCGCCGGCGTGAATGCGTCCAGCGACTCCAACAGTCCGTAAATCGTGCGGTTGCCCGCTCCTGCCACAAATGGCAGGCGCACGCTATCATTTTGACTATTCGCCGCGTCCGAGCCGCTGCCCTCAGTTTGGCAAGCCGTAAAATCAATGTAGCCAATCCGCTCCGCACGGTTGGCCCACAGCAACGTATAGGCGGCGTTGTCGTTGATGGCCGTCGGCGAGGCGTTGAACAGATGCAGCCGAAACCGCGCGGTGCAAGTGCTCTGATTCGTCATCAGCCGCGCCTTGACGATGTAGCCACTCCCGGCGTTGACGCGCGCCAGGTTCGCAAAGCTCAGCGCCGTGGGGGCGCTGGTGCTGTCGCTAACCGCATCCTTGGCGGAATACGCGGTCGTGTCGGCCGGCCGCGTCAGCGTGACGGCGACGGTAGCCATGCGGCCTCCCACCTCGCCGATGTGATTTTCGCCCGCAGGCAGCGCCGCCGCCGCCGCGTCCGCCAGCGTCGTCAGCAGGGCGATAGCATCATCCTGCTTGTCTTCCGTGGCGCCGCCGACAGGTGGATCGACGCTAAGTGTGCCCGCCACATACACCACTGCCGGCGGCGCCGGATCGCCGACGTCGGCAACTGCTCGCATGATCGACATATCAGACTATCTCCCTCGCTGCCTCTAGCAGCCGTCTGGCCACTGCCCCGAACGCGCCGCTCAGCAGCGCCTCGGTCAGCCAGTCCACATTGAATACACCACGCAGCGCCTGAGCGTAGCCGGTCGCCGCGTCAATCGCCGCGCGCAGCGCCGCGGTCACCGCCGCCGGCGTACTAGTCGCCACGGGGGACAAAATACATTGCTCCCCCACATGATCCGGCCACGGGGGCACATCCGCCGGCGCATACACCCCGTCCCCATTCGGCCCGCCACGGCTATTGAGGTCGCAGCGGTCGCGGCCATCGTCCGCCCGCGTCAACTGCCACTGGATGCCGCCAACCACCGGGTTGACCTGACTGGCGTTTAGCGTTGCCCAGCCGCCGGCCACGATCACCTCGTTGCGCAACAGCAGCCGCGCCGCGTAGCCACCCTGTTGGCCGTAGGGCCGGCGTTGCCGTTCGCCCGTGGTCAGGAACTGCCCCAGCGCCGCGGTCATCTCGCCCGCCGGCGTGCCCCGCCCGATGTGGTAGTCGAGAAAGCGGTTGACGCGCGCCCGGACCCCCACGGCAGTGCGCAGTATGCGGTCTGCCAGCATGAAGCCGGCCGGGTCCACCCACTGCGAAAAGCTATCCATGAGCGTCTCTTGCACCACCGTGGGCCGGCCTTCGGTCAGCCACGCCACCACGCCCGGATCGCCGATGTGGCGCCGGATCAGCGCCGCCTGGCGTTCGGCTTGCACCCGCACCGCCCCGCGCACGCCGGCCGTCAGCCGCTCGGCATAGGGACTTTGCGGCGTGATGCCCAACGAGTCGCCGCGGGCGTACTCGTTGCGTAGCGCCTCGCCGGTCGCGCCGATGTAGTACGGCCGTAGCACCCGCTGCCAAATGGCGTCACCCAGTGCCTGGCGGGATGAGCGCTCGTTGGGAATGACGCTTGAGCCGCCTGCAAAACGAGTATCCCCGCGGGAACTCGTTGCTTGGACAATCAGCAGGCCGGCGAGCTGCGCCAGACGCCCATGATCGGCCAACAGCGCGGCGTCGGCGGCGTTCTCGTTGCGGCGCGCCATGGCGCGGATAGTGGCGGGCATGGGTTAGGCTAACGCCTCCAACACCGTCTTGCGCCCTTGGTTGGCTGCCTCGTACTGCGCCAGCGCGGCCCGTTCGGCGTCGGTCAGGCTGGCGACCCGCTCGATAATCTCCTTGGCGTTGTAGCTTTCATAATCGAGCGCAGCGGCCACCGCGGCCGGGTCCAATTCAGCGGCGCTCTCATCCGGCGCGCCAACCGGGAACGTCGGCTGCTCCAACAGTTCGAGAATGCGGTCAAGCTTTTGTTCGATGCGATTAAGCACCTTGGGTAAGGCCATTTGGGTTATCTCCGTTCTGGTCCGGGTTCACCGGCTGGCCGACTTGCTCAGGCATAGTCGGCGTTGTATCGGGCAGAAGCGCGGCCGCTTCTGCCATGCGTTGCTGACGCTCTTCACGCGCCGCCGCCAAAATCTCATCCACACTCGTCACTTCGATGGGGGCCAACATGAGCGCGGTGCGCTCATCGATGAGACCCTCACTGAACGCCCACGCTAATACCTGCAGCGTTAAGGCTCCGTCATCGGTCAGCTTCCGCCACTGGATCGTGGGTGTTTCCTGGGAAACACCTGGCGTCGTCAGCGCCGAGTACGCCAGCACAATCTCCGCCACTTCGAGCAGCCAGCCGCCGGCATCTTTGCGCCGGCCCTCGATATACCGCTCCCACACCGGCATCTGTGTGTTGGCACTCGCCTGGCTGCTGGCAATCGCGTTGCCAAAGACAAACTCGGGAATCTCGGCGTGCTCGAGCAGCAGATAGAAGAGCAGCCCTAACAACACGCTCGTGTCCCCCGTGAACGCGCCCGGACTGGCGTACTTGAAATCCGCGCCGACCACGGTCAACAGGTCGTTGAGGTCCACATCCAGCTCAGCCACGGTCTCGGTCGTGCCATCGGGCAACGTGTAGGTCCGGTTGCTGGCGTACTGCTCCCAGAACTTGCGGTAGTTCTCCACCGCATCAAAGGTGAGCACCGGCGTGGGCCGGCCCTGGCGCTCGTTGCCTTCGATGGCCGCTTCCAGCACCGTGTTGTAGCGCTGCAACAGTTCCACCAGCGCCTCGGCCTCCGGGTGGCCAAAGGTCTCGCCCTCGTCCACCGCGTTGGCGATGTGGACGAACGGCGACCGGCCGAGTAGGTTCGGAAAGGTGCGCTCTGTCCGTGGCGAACCTGGGCGCTCGGTCGTCTGCACCCGGCGGTCGGCGTAGTACTCATCGGTCACGATCATGCGTGACGCCGGCGTCTCGGGGTGCGCCAGCACTTGCGTCACCCGCCAGCCGATGATCCGCCCATAATCATCATCGGCCACAATCGGATCAACGCTATCCGGCGGCAACAGCGTCACCGACAAATCAGCGTTGACCACCAGGAAGCCATCGCCCTGCTTGAGCGACGCCCGCATCGCCCGCATAATTTCAGCGTGGTGGGCGGTCCACCAGTCGTCAAGCGCGGTCTGGGCGGCATCGTTACCGGCCTTCCACCCCACGCCCATGCCCAGGGTCCACGAGGTAATCTTTGAGACGAGCGGCTTTAGGAATGTCCCGCTCAGCTCGAGCCCGCGCACCCGGCAATGGTACGCTTTGCGCCAGTAGTCGTAATCCGGGCGGCTCCAGTCGTTGCTCGGCTGCATCAGCGCCGACCGCACTCGCCGCGCCCACGTCGCGCCGGTGATGCGCAACTGCGTGGCCATGACGTTGCTCTGGGTCGTCAGCAACTCGGTGATCCGACCGACGATGTTGCGCACGATGGCGCCGGATGCTTGCAATAATGTGCTCATGGTCGCCGCCTCCGGGCGCTGCGGATGTCGGCGCGGCCGCCGCGGCCGGCAACGCGGGCTTGGCGCATGGCGACATTCTCGGGTTGGCGCGCCTGCCACAGCATGAGCGCACGAGCCATCACCGTGTCATCGTGGCCCCCTTCCGGCGCGCTGTAGGAGCTGCGGCCGGTGGTTGGGCTGACCGTCCGCTCGTAGGCTTCCAGTTCACCCGTCCACACGGGATCTGCCTGGAACTGCCATTCCGTCTTTTCGAGCGCTAAGGCCATGTTTTCAATGAGCGGCGGCTTGCTGCTGGCGGTCGTCTCAAAGCCCACCACGGGCAGGTCGGTGCGCTGTAGTTGCTCAAATATGGGCTGACCTATCGAATTTAATTCGGTCAACACTGCCTCCGGTTGCCACTTATTACAAAGCAGCTTGAGGCGTTCCATTTGGAACGCGTAATCAATTTGATTGAAGCGGTCGCGATCTACTTCGCAACCGCAGTCGATGCAGCCGAACGAAAAAGCGGTGTAGTCGGACTGTTTCGCCCAATCGCACCCCGCCACGATCTTGTGGCCTTCATGCGCCTCTGGCGCCGCGTTCAGCGGCGCATCCATGCACGCCCCGATATTGCGGAAGACAGATCCCTCATTCTCGAGGAACTCGGCGAGAATCTCCTGCCGGTACACCATTTCCGGCAACGTTTCGCTCATGGCGTCAAACTCGGACCGGGCGATCTTGTCGTTGACATAGCTCGGCATTCGCCAGCTGGCCCACTCAGGCCGCTCGGGGTCGATGCCCCACTGGTACATCTGCCAAAACCCGTTGCGACCCTTGGGCGTGCTCAGGAAATAGGCATCCCCGCGAAAGTCGGTCAAGGTGGGCCGCAACACGTAATTCCACGCATCCATGAGCGCCGGAATCATGGCGGCCTCATCAACGATAATCCGCCGATAGCGCCGGCCGCGGGCCACGTCAGGGTTGTCAAGACTCCAGAACTCAATCACGCCGCCGGGCAGTAGCTCAATCCGCTTATCCTGCGCACTGCGCCGGGTCGTAATCGGCTCGAAGATTTGGACCGCCGCGCGCCACACCTCCAAGAGCATGCGGTACGAGGGCGAAAACCACCCGACCGGCAATGATAGCGTTTCTTTGGTTGCCATGCGATCAATGCCGAGCGTTGTTTTTCCGGCACGGCGGCCGATGTCCACCACGTTAAAGCGCCGCGCTTCTCTAACCACTTGATTTTGCCAATCAAGGCGTTTCGGTAGGGTCAGGGTCAATGTCTGTGTCGGCATACTCGATTTGGATTGCTACCCCTGACGGCCCCTTGCTCGCCGTCTCCACGCCGGCCCGATCCAGAATGCCGAAGGCGGCTCGCAACACGGCTTGCGCATCCAGGCTGGTCGTCATGACCTCGATCACCTTGACCACCGCCGCCGGCGACGCCAAGGCCAACCGCTCCGCGGCTTGCGCCAGCGCCCGCACGGCCCGGCCGCCATGCCACTCCCACGCCGCCGCGGTCACCTTGTCGAGCACATCGGCGAAGACCGCATCCTTCTTCCACTTGCCGTGATAGGTATTGCGGCTGCACGTATCCGGCCGCCCGAAGACGGTCTCCTCGCTGCGGCCGGCGAGCCGGGTGTCCACCAGCGCAATCACCGTTGCCCGTTTCTTCGCGGCGTGCGGTTCCGTGAGCCGCGCCAGCTCGCCCGCGGCTTGGGCTTCCCATTCAGCGGCCATTAGCTATCCAGACGGATTAGATGATACGTGGCGTTCAAGTAGTCGATCTGGGATCGCTGCCGCGTCACCCCGTCAAGCGGCGCATCGGCGCGGCTTAGTGTGATATCACCACGCCGATGCGCCGCAAGCAAGCGATCCTTGAATAGATCGACGCTGACGGTTGAGCCACCCCGAGCGAGCGCTGCGTAGGCATCGGCGATCAGCACCTTTTGTGCCCCGTAGCGCTGATCGATAGGCACAGACCGCGCCGCCGCGACCGCGGCCGCGGCAAACTCAGGCAACGCCGCCTCGGCCAACGCCGCGCCGGCCACGCCGCCACCATTGCCACCGGCCGCCGGCGCCGCACCGCCACCACCGCCCCTGCCGGCTGAACCGCTACCTTTAGCCATGATCTACCCTATCCCCCGAAAATCAGCGCGTTTCACCGGCGAAGATACAAAATATCACGGCGATCCCCGTCTGGCGTCGTGATGGCGAAGGCCCGATCCCGCGCTGTCCGCGACTGCGGATCGTCCACACGAATCAGGCGAATGTCTGGCGTGTCTAGCGTCATGTTGAGAACGCGGCGATCAAACTCCTCGAAACTCGTGCGACCGGCCGGATCGAATCGGTTGTAAAACGCCTCGCGCAGATCGGCGACGCGCACCCCGTCCCCCACGTCGAATACATTCTGACCGGCGAGATCCAGTGCGATTTGACGAATATTCTCCGGCGTCAACGCTTCGGGACCAGTCACACCGCGCGCCGTCGCCGCGCCACCGCCACCACCGCCCCTGCCGGCTGAACCGCTACCCTTGGCCATGATCTACCCTATCACCCGAAAATCAGTGCGCCGCCCAATCAACGATGGACGATCGGCGAACGAACCCGGCCGCACGTTGGTCGGCTGGATCACAATGCCCTGACTGCTGACACTGAGGACAGTACCCCGAATAATCGGCGTGAAGTCGCCACCGATTTCGATGGTACTCCCCACCCGAGCGCGCTGCCCGGCGTTGTTTCTGCCTGCACTGCCGCCACCTTTCGCCACGATCTACACCTCCCGGCCCTTTGCTGTATCCATGTCCTCTTGCAGCCATAGCCAGCCCATGCGTTGGCACTCTTCCTTTACCGCCCGACCTCCGCCGTAGACGAGAAAGAGCGGTGTCACGCCTTCGCCGGCAATCCGGCAGGCCTGCTCATACTCCAGGTGCGTCGCATCGAGCCGCGCCGTGTAGCCACGCGTGGCAAAGGCCCGCCAGCCGGCTGGAATGCCGAGCTGATTCAGCGCGTAATGGTTGGTGGCCACGTTGAGATCCGCAAAGATGCGCACGCCTTGCGACTGCCACCAGCGCGCGATCCAGCGCTTGCGGTAGATCTGCCAGAGCGCCACGGCCGGCGGCATATTCTCGTAGCACGAGAAATTCGGCTCGACCGCGGCCACGCAATCGGTCGCCAGCACTGGCGTCGGGTCGGTCCACAGCGCCTCATAGCGGTAATCCTCGGTGTAAAAGAGCCAGGTGCCAGCCATGCGCGCCTTGCGGCCGGCCGCGCCCCAAATCGCCCAGGGCTGGTCAAAGCTGAGCGCCTGGCGGTTGAGGTCGAGCAGCGGGATGCCCCACTCGTTGTCGGAGGGCCACACCGCATCGGGCGCACGCAGCGGCGCGGGTTGGTCGTCAGGCGGCGGCTCGACTGGCGCCGCAACTGCCGGCGGATCGCCTGCAACTGGAGCATCTAGCCCGCCCACCGCATCCAGCAACGCCTCAAACTCGCCGGCGCTGTAGCCGATGGCGGTCAGGAGGTCGGGATCAAACCGGCGGGCGTCGTCAAGGATCGCCGCCAGTGCGGCCTGGTCCGGATCACTCAGCCGGGCCAACTCGTTGTCGGCCGCCAGAAACGCGGTCACCCGCGCCTCTTCCCAATCGGCGGGTATCTCGTTGGCGCGCAGCGTCTCCCACCCTTCCGCCGCGGCCGCTTGCGCCAGGCCGTGGCCGGCCACGAAGAAACGCCGCCAAACGACGATGTTGCGCGGCTGGCCAAACTTGCGCAGCGAGGCGCGAAGGCGGTCGATTTGGGCGGCGGGGTGGGTGTTGTAGTTCGATGGGTGCGCGGTGTACTCAGCCAGGCGGACCGTGATCTCCGGGAAGCTATCCATCTTTGGTTGAGCTGCCGTTGCCTTGCTTGCCATCGGGCCAATTCCAGTACAGTTTACGTCCAACTTGATTTCAATTTTCCGTGCCACCCGCCAGGCGATCAGCCTGGCTAGCGCGCCGGTGGTCGCCTATCGTTGGCTACGCGCAGTTTAGACAAAAAACGCCTACGTCCATTGCTGGATCGTAGGCGTCGTGCGCTCTTAGGTTATGCGGTTTTAAGGAGGGCGTCCCCTCCTCGGTGCACCTTAAGTCTTGTTATATAAGACGTGTAACGGGAGACGGACTCGAACCGCCAACCTGCGGATTATGAGACCGCCGAGCTGCCAATTGCTCTATCCCGCTGCAAAAACTATAGCACATGCGTGCTGTCATCGTCAATAGGATCACCACACTGGCGCCGGCGCACCACGGGCCGGCCCTCACGGGCTGACGCCACAATGTCAAACTCGAAGCGCCAGTCACCGCGCCCCACCTCGAACACCAGTGTCGTGCGATGCAGTCGGCCCCACTGTTTGCCGCCGGCACGCATCGGCAGCCACTGCGCTAGATCATCGCGCGTAGTCATCCCCAGGCGCTCCCTGCTCATAGCCCTAACGGGGCCCGTCCTCATCGCGCTTCGCCAGCGCGATCAGTTCAATGCTCTTCAACGTCACGGTGGCCAGCACAGCCGCCAACAGCACACAACTCAACAGCGCAATATAGGGTCGCACCGCATCCATGCTCAGCAGTGGCTCCGCGCCGGCCGTGATGCTCAGCGTGGCGTACCGTAGGATCTCGGCTGCCCAGACAACCGACCGCGCCAGGCGCACGGGCCGGCGCCCCAGGCGGCGATAGAGCAGCGACTCGAAGATAAATAGCAGCACGAACGTCGCCACCAACACAGGATAGGTGTAGCGCATGACTTCGCGCACCAGGATGTCGTCAACCGCCATTGCTCAGAATCCAAACCAAGACGCCCACGGCAAGCGCGATCAGCACGGCCACCCCCAGCGTCGCTTTGGCAATAATCGTGCCATTACCGATGCCGTGCAGTGCCATCTCATCGCGCAGCGCCTCGAACTCTTTTTCCAATGCCTCGAACGCACTGGCGAGCGTACTAAACCGCGCAATGTCGTGTTTCATGCCGGCAATTTCAACGCGCAAGTCAGCCATCTGATCGGCGTGTCGCTGCAACTGGCGGGTCAGTTCTAGATACAAATCATCCATCGTCTTGATCGGTCTACGCCCGCCCCGCGCGTCGTCATCCCCGAAACGGATATTGACCGCGGCCCCGCCTCCGCTGGCGTGGCTCATGTCCTTGCCGGCCGCGTTGTTGCCGGCCCCTTCGCCAAATGTCCCTGCAATGTGGTCTTCGGTCATAGGTTGCCCCTAACGGGTGCTAGTCTTTCGGCCCTACCCAGTAGTCTAGTTGCGCCGAGCGCTGCGCCGCGGCGCGGGCAATCGCCGTCTCACTCTTGAACGCCACCGCGGTATCGGTCTGCGTGCGCAGCCACAGGTTGACGGCCGGAATGATGAGCGCTGCCGCTTTCGCCAACAGGTCCATCATCTCGGCGTTGGCGGTGAACTCTTCAAAGCCGAAATAGCCGGCGATGACCACCAGCGCCGCCAGCACGTTGAACCAGAATGTCTTTGACTGCCACACGGGTTTTACGTTCCAAGTCGATTCCATATCAATCCTCCACATAGAACAAATGCCGGCCAATCTGCACCAAAAACGGTAAATCCCACGGCCTCGCCCGCCACGTCGGGTGGAAATGCGTCGCACCGCCGGTCGGGTCCACCGTGTGCCCGCCCAGCGCCAGCGCTGCGATTGCGCCATAGCTACCGGCCGGCGGATGAATGAAGCGCGATTCGTACGCGATGTAGTGCGGCCAGCGCGCCACGCCATCAAACTGATTTTCCGCCAGAATGACCGACCGCACGCTGTCACCCCACCAACGCGCCTTGGCCACGCGGTTGAGCACCACATGCGCCACGGCAAGCTGCCCCAGTGGCCCCTCACCCTCGGCCTCGCCCCAGAGGAGCCAGGCCAGTAGATTTTCGTCGGTCAAGTGGTCGTACACGTTTCCGCCTTCCCTCCCTACGGCGCCGGCGCTCTTCTGCAAACCGGCGCCGTAGGTTGGTGGAACCAAGAGAAAGGAGTTTACAGCCTGTCGCGGCTATAAAGCTTTTGCCTTGCCCCGCAGAGCACACAGGCGCGACACCGGGCACAATTGACGAGGAATGGAGCCCCGCTGCGGGCTTCCCGGCTGGCTGTTGTCATGAAGTGGCGATGAAAGCGGCGGTGGGCGGTGAGTGGCGTCGTGTAACCACTCACCGTAATTGGATTTTAATGTAGTTTGGGGAAAAGTTCAAGTAGGAGAGAACGCGTGTTCGGGGTGGGGTTAGTCGGGGTTGCTTGGAACCAAAAACGATCTGTCGGCGCCATCTGCTAGCCTGGCCCGCTCAATGTTCGGCGATGGGTAGAGCGGCAAGAAATCGTCTGCCTGATTGCCGCTGTAGCTCGTCCCCGCTATTTTTACCGGCCCAAGCTTAACCCTAGTTGACATCATTTTCATTTCTTTCCCGATGAACCAGTTATTCCAGGCCGCAATACAGCACCGCGTCATTGTGTATTTGGGGATTTCGCCAAAGCGCTGAGTTTGCCCCTTCAGGGACATTAGCCACTCCCTGAGTGTCTTGCGCGGATCGCCCCGTTCGAGTCCATCACCTTGCGCCACTTGACGCCAGAACTCGCGCGCCTTATCGGGTTGGTACCGCATGGTGATAAGAGCGACAGAATAAACAGGTACAGATAGCACCAGACGGCGCTCGTAAGAGCCACATGGCGTAATGCAAGCGTGGATCGCTTTAATCTCCCATGCCCATTCCTTGATCCATTGCAGCATTTCGTCGTCAGACACCAACATTCCATAACTCCGCTTGACCCCAAAGTTGCCTTTGGCAAACCGCAGGGCGCCGGCGGTCTCCTTCGCCTGAGTAGGAGTTATTCGTAATTCATCACAGATCGCCGTCGAACGAATACTGTCAGCGAAATTACGCCTGCGCTGTCTGTCTATCCGAAAATAGAGCATTGCCTCCTCTTCCCCGTCCTCCACCTCGTAAAACACAACCGGCATCGTTTGCGGCTTTCCGCTTCTTACGATGGCCGTAAGTGTATGTTGGCCGTTGATTAGACTCGATCGCCCATTGAGAACCGAAAACATGATTGAATTGACCGGTGAAAACGTTCCATCGGCCATGGCGTTGACCAGTAGCTGTAGTGTGTATGGGTTTATTGCTCGCTGGTGCTTGTATTTAAGCTCCAGCCAAAGTGCAGCCTGTTTTGCATCGATTGCTTGCACCGTGTGCGATATTTTTGCCATAAAACCCCCTCTGTTTTCAAACTTATGAGTTGACAAGACAGAGGGTTCTTTGTACTGTAGTACAGCGAGTGTTGACCCTCTGTCAACAAAAGTAGCACGGATGCGCCAACATCCGTGCTACAATCCTACACCGTTATACACTCCAGCGTCAAGCCTATTCAGAAAATTCGTTCTAATCCTCGCCATCCGGCCGCCCATCGCTCCACAATCGATACATCTGCTCGATCGCCGCGCCTCGCTCTGCCCCGAGCACCACGAGGTAGGCGACGACTTGGCCGCCCCACCAGCTCACCCGTTCGGCGTTGGCGGGGTCGGCCGCGGTCAACTCGTCGATGGCCGCGAGTAAGGCCGCCTCGATGGCGGCCTGGTCGCGCAGGCGAAAGCGGGTCATGCGTCGCTATCCATCGTGGGGTTGGCCGGCTTCGGTTCCCCGAGCTTGGCCACCATGCGGCCGTACCACGCGGTGTAGCGTGAGTCCAACTGCTTCTGCCCCGCCCCGGCAATGGCCCGGCTCTGGGCGTCAAACTCGACCCACACCGGCGGCAACTCGTAGAGGTAGCGGCCTAGCCCGAACATCGCACACGCTCGTTTAAAGCTTTGGGCCTCGGCGCTGGTCCCGGCGTTGCCGTCGCTGGCGTCGCTCTCGCCGGTCGATGACCGGGTGACGCCGTTGATGGTCAGGTGGCAGATAATCCGGTCACCCCAGGGCAGGTACGAGACTGACCAGCCCAACCCACAAATCTCGTCGAGGCGATTCTGATACGCGCGGAGGTCAGCGTAGGGCATCGCCAGACATTTGGCCTTGTCCTTCGTGGTTGCGCCCGGCTTCCAAGTGATGTGCTCCGGTGCGAACGGCCGCGCCAACTGCTGCAAAATGTGCTCACTCATCAGCTTACGCTCCCTTCGGCTTGAATACAAACGCATACGCATACACCAACGCGCCGCCCACCAGCAGCTTGCCCACGGCGGGCAAAGCCAGCAACACCAGCGGCCAAACAGCATTGAACAGCAGGACCGTCACCGGTAGGGCGGCGACGAGGAGCACGCACAGCAGCAGCGTGCGGAGCAAGGGCAGCAGCTCGAAGGCGGCGGCGGGCGTGCGGTAGGAAATGGCGGTCATCATGGGGTCACTTACCTTTCGTGTCAAAAATTGAAAAATTAGTAGTTGGTTTCCGTAGAACGCGTGTTTCACGTGAAACACGCGTTCTACGCTCAGTACAGGTACGGCGCTACGCTTTCGGCGTAGCCAGGCTCGTCGGTCAGGTTGCCGGTTGCCCAACTGTCGGGCACGGACTGGAACGGGATGTAATCTGGCTCGACGGAATCGAAGTCGATGTCGGCGAGGGCGTCATCCAGCCAAGCCTCGTTGATGGCGGTCAGCCAGGCGTCGTACTCGGCATCCGACTCGAGTTCGGCGGCGATGACTTCGGCGGCGGCGTGCTGGGCATCTTCCCAGGGGAAGAGAGCAGTCGTCATCAGCCACCCCCCAGCAGGCGGCTCACCCAGCCCGGCTTGCTCGTGTCCGCACGTTGCGTGGCTTCGTGTAACTCACGCAGCTCCCGGCCGTAGGCAGTGCTACCGCTTTGCGCCGCTTCGAGTTCGGCGGCGGTCAGCTCGCGGCCGGCAAGGATTTCGGCCAGCACGCTCTCGTAGGTGGTCTCATAGTTGCGGTTAGCCACGGGCCACCTCCGCACGATCCCAGCCGCCGTTGCGGGGCAGTCGTTCAACGCCACCGTCAGCGCCGTCAGCGTAGCGCTGTAACAGTGTGGCGTGCTCATGGCCACGGCGGGAGAAGACACGCGCCAGTTCAGGCTGAAACGGCAGATCGTGCGCGGCGGCGGCGGCCACGGCGGCGGCAACGGCGGCCAACAGCGGCTCGTCAACGTGATCGGCGGGCGTGCGGCGCACGGGAACCGGCTGCGACAGCAACACATTGTTGTTGTAGCCATCCACCGCGATCACTCGGTAGTGGCCGGCCCGTTGGTGCTGCTCAGCCAGCGTCACGTAGTAGCGGGCCAGCTCGCCAGCCGCAACCAACGCCAGGTAGTCAGCATCGGCAGCGGCGTCGCCACTGGGCTCGAAGTCGTGATGTGGCCGGTTGAACGGATTTAGCCGACGGGGGTTGACAGCCAAATACTTCTGAATTAAACTCATGCGTACAGCATCCTTTCTTTTGGAAAGAGGACGGATTGCGCTTGGCCGGCTGGGTGTTCACTGCACCCTGTCGGCTCTTTTTATGCCCAGGTCCAACCGGCATACCAACGGCCGGCGACCACCCCCCAGGCGTCACTGTCCAGGTCCAGGCCCACAATCGCCCGCCCCTTCCAGATCAGCCCACAAAACACATCGGTCACTCGATATTCGGTTATCGTTATCAGCATGGCGCTCCTCTCGCTACAATTGCACATAACGCCGAGGCCTGCCCAGAGACCTGTGAGGAGTCGTGAGGCGCACGGCCTCTCCCTCTGGTTTCCCTGCTCATCCTCGCTTGCTCTCCTCTGCGTTGTACGGGCTTGGAACCGTCACCGATACCGCTGGTGGCCCATTAGAGCGGGGGCGGTTGCCCGCCCCGTCACTGCTACGCCCACAACATCCAGGCGTCTTCATCCCCACCGTTTTCCTCGATCACCTGTCGGCGGCGGGCTTCCCGTTCGGCGTCCCGGCGCATCTGGCGTTGCACCGCCTTGTTGGTGCGTAGCTCGAGGGCAAAGCGGCCGTCAGATTCGCGGGCGGGGGTGCGGGGTTGGGTCTGCTCGTTCATGTCTGTGCTCCTGTGAATGGCCCCGGTTGGGGCGGCTGGTCGTGTACTGCTGTGCCCATATTGTAGCACGTTTCACCCGCACCGTCAAGCACTTTCTCGCACTTTCTCGCATTTTTTAGTCATTTGACGTATATCTACATCGTTTGACGTATCAGTAAATATTGCTACTTGACAACGAATTGCGAAGGTGCTACCATTTGTACGCAAGAAGAACGCAACTATTCGTAACTGCTAGCGTTAGGAGATAAAGGTGATGAAGCTAAAAGATCCTATCGATGTGCGTGAGGCGTTGATGAAAAAACACGGGTGGATGACCGTGGAGGAGATCGCTAAGCAATTGAGCATTGCGGCCAACACAGCCAGCCGAGCGCTGCGCGGCGAACCGGTGCGGATCACCACGATCCGCACGATAGCGGATGCACTTGGCGTGTCGTCCTCAGACATTGCGGAGTTTGTAAACTAAGGAGGGGGTAGTGGCGAGAGTTGATCCAGATCGGACGGTCTACGTTTACGGACTGCACACCGACCGCGATGATACCGTGATGTATGTGGGGTGCAGCGTCAACCCCGAGAGGAGGAGGAAGCAACACATTAGCGATGCCCTCCTGGCGCGAAGAATGGGATACGACATCAGGCCGGTCTCAGCTTGGATACTGAACCAAGTAGACAACGGTGAACCTGTCGCCGTCTCCGTGCTCGACTCATGCAAAGCCGTCGACGCCACGTTGGCGGAATCCAACTGGATCATCAAGGCGCGCTCCGCCAACCCTGGTCTACTAAACGACAAAAAAGCACCAGCATATTGCAACCACGCCACATCAGCACCGAAGGGGATGGCACCTGTGAAGTTGGTGAGTCCAGGCGATACAGTCTTTCAAGCGCAAAAGGTATATGCCAATGGGTATAGAATCGATACGGTAACACCGTCTCGCATCATCGAGACAGGACCATACGGCCGAGTCCTCATCGGCGGGCTAATCAATGGCACCTACAAAGAGAGATGGGTATCGACGCATTACCTCTACCAACCACTCAAGGCAGACCTCTTGCACTACGAACCCAATCGCAATTGACAGCCAACCGCAAGCTTAAAAAACCGTCCGCAGGCAAAACCTGCATAGTAGGCCAGTTTACCGAAGTGCGTAAGTGGAGTATACTAGATATTCCGTAAACGATTTTTAACATGTTCGGCGCCAGAAACGCCGAACGGCAGCTCCCCCGTATCCGCCAAGATCGAAGAGCTGCCGTCCACATGTCGCACCTTACCAGCCGAATAGCCGCAAGGCATTAGTTTTCACTTATAGTAAGCAGATTATACCAGTAATCCGGCCTTTCTACAAGTGGTAGCCCTCAGTATAACACAGACATTTACTTGCCAAGAGTGCTCCATTACGCAGCGCACATATCTGGAAATGATACATCTGTTCTGATAGAGCACTGATAGATAGTAAATGCCCCATCCCCCGCCCGCCTACTGACTACCCTCTTGCAGAATCGACCGGAACTGATCACCCAACGCACCATCCGACCATCGGGCGTAGAAGCCCGTCGTGGTCCGAATCGACGAATGCCGTAGGATGCGCTGCACCAAGCTTGCATCGGCCCGGCGGTCGTTGAGGAGATGCATGGCCACGCCATGCCGGAAGCTGTGCGGGTTGAGATAGCGAATCCCGGCCGCCTCACAGCGTTGTCGCAGCATATACCGCACCCCCTTCTCCGTGAGTCCCGCCGTCCTGGGGCTGAAATCACCCCACGCCGCCACAAAGAGCCGGTCGCAATCGACCCGCGGGCGGTGTATCTGGTACGCCAAGAACGCTTCCACCACATCGCGCAAGAGCGGCACTTTGCCGGCTCCGGTTTTGCCGCCGGGGATGCGCAGGGTGGGATCGGTCGGATCGGACAGGTCGAAACTCCGTTCGGTCAGTTGGACCAGCTCACCCACCCGCAACCCGCAATAGTAAATCACATGGATGATCAGGTAGTCGCGCAGTCCGATCCAGTCATCGACCGGAATCGAGCGAATGAGCGCCGCCACTTCGGCATTGAGCGCCACCCGCGGCTCAACGGCCGGCGGCTTAGCGACGGTCACGCCGACCATTGGCGAATGATCCAACAGCCGGCGCTTGACGCACCACGCAAAGAACGCCTTGAGCGCGCGGTACGCGGTGACGATTGACGACGGCGCGAGGGTTTGCCGGCCGCGGCGTGGCGACTGGCGCGGCCGGGTGCGCAGGTAGACGACATAGGCTTCCATAAGGTCGGGCGTAAGCTCGGGTCTACCCTGCTCCGCGTGCCAAGCGGCGAAAGCCAGCACTTGCGTGCGGTAGCCGGCAATGGTGGCAGCGCTCACGCCTTGGGCGCGGCGCGATAGCAGGAAACGGTCAAACAGCTCTTCGATTGTCATAAGTCAATCCTCATCTGTTGGGATAGCGACGAGGGCGGCGAACGGGTTTTCGGAGATTGTACCACAAGACGTGGAAGGGGATTGTCGCGGCTTTGCAGAGGCTTTGCAATCGGCGGAATGTCGGAGCGGTGGCGAGGGATGGCGTAAGGGGTAAGGCGGCGTAGGTGTGGCGACTTACGAACATGTGGTTTGACTCCTAACGGATAGGACTTTCTTGGCGGATAAAGCGAGGAATTGATGGTGCCATGAGAGTCGGTGAGAGTCAAGCGAGAGCGGTTTACGTGGACGTTTTGAGGATGACGGAAAGAGGTAAGGGACAGTGACAGAGTTAGTCAAGTGGACGCAAATCAAGGCGAATGGCGGCACGCAGATGCGGCTCCAGTTGAATCAGGAGACCGTGACCGAGTACGCCGACGCCATGCGCAGCAATAGCAGTTACAAGCCGTTCCCCGCGGTGGTCGTCTACTTCGACGGCTCCGATTACTGGTTGGCGGATGGATTCCACCGCCATGCCGCGGCGGGCCAGGCGTTTGGGTCTGGCTGTTCGTTGCCGTCCGATGTGCGCGCCGGCACGCGGCGGGATGCCATTTTACACGCGGCCGGGGCGAATGCGGATCACGGGCAACGTCGCACCAATGCCGATAAGCAGAGATCGGTCGAGACGCTGCTGCGCGATGACGAGTGGGGAAAGTGGTCCAACCGGGAGATTGCGCGGCGATGCAACGTTAGCGAGAGCTTTGTTCGCTCACTGCGCACGGAACGCAGTGAGGAGCGCGCCTACACCACCAAGCACGGTACAACTGCCACCATGAACACAAGCCGGATCGGTGCGCAGCCCGCCCCAACCCGCGAGTACGCCGCCGCCGTACCGACAATCGCCGCCATCACCGAACCCGAACCGGCGCTCAACCCCGACCGCAGCCGACCGTTGACCGACGAAGAGGCGGCCGCCGTCGTTTGGCGGGTCATCGGTCGGCTCGTTCCGCAGCATGAGGGGGAATCGCAGTATGAGCTTGCCCACCGCCGCGTAAACTGGTTGCGCAAAGCAACCTTTAGTCACTTCATTGATGCGATCAAGCCGGGCGTCATCTTCACTTACAGCCACTATGCCCGGATTGTCAATGAGATCGATAGCCAACTCATGGCCCTAGCAAAGCGGCCCGCCCCCACCATTAACAAGCCGCAGCCAACCCCGCCGATTGTCGAGCCGGCCACGCCGGTCGCCGGTGACGAGGAACCGCAGCCGGAAGAGGAAAAAGCCGACAGCGACGAATGGTATACGCCCCGCTACGTCATCGACGCCGCCCGCAAGGTGCTCGGCAAAATCGACCTTGATCCCGCCAGTTGCGCCGAGGCTCAGCAGGTTATCAGAGCGATGGCCTACGCCAGCAAGGCCAACGATAGCCTACGAGATCGCTACCCGTGGTTGGGTCGGATTTGGCTCAACCCGCCCTACTCCAACCCGCTACCGTGGGTCGAAAAGTTATTCCAGCAGTACGAGGCCGGCAATGTGCGGGCAGCCTTGCTGCTAGTCAATACAACCAACAGCCCGCAATGGGCGCGGATGCTGTGGCAGAGCGAACACCGGGTTTGCTTGCTAAGCCGGCGGATCAAGTTCTGGCGACCGGATCGCCCCGATGGCAAAGGCTTCGACCGCGATCAGATGATTTGGTACTTAGGTAAAGATCCGCAGTCGTTTGCGGATGTGTTTTCAGAATGGGGAGCAATCCGATGAACCAAGAAACCGTAATCATTCAGGCGCCAGGCCACGAGCCGCGCCAGTTATCTGCCAATGCGATAGAGCGCATGACACGTCTTTGTGCGCATGCTTGGCACGACGAATACCTGTGGGAGCAAAGGGAAGAACTCAGGTATGTTTTAGAAGGAGTGCTTGAAATCTACTGGGCCTTGCACCCAGAGCACCCCGACATGGAGACTGCCGAGAAAGCGCTCGGCAAAGAGCATTTTCTCACCTACTGAGGAGAAACCCATGACCGTCTACGACTTCACCACCCAGCTACACGCCGGCGCCGACGGCGAGGCCCGGCTCGATGCCTACTTCGCCAAGTGGTACACCATCCGCCACGCCACCCGCATCGAGCAGCGTTGCGGGATTGACCGAGTGTTTTCCCGGCCTGGCGGTCACTTCAAAGTCGAGTACAAAACCGACGCGACCGCAGCCAGCACCGGCAACGCCTTTGTCGAGACCGTGAGCGTGGACACCATCCGCAAGGCCGGTTGGGCCTACGCCTCCGAGGCCGATTACCTCATCTACTACGTGCCCGGCCCCGAGACGATTTACATCGTGGCCATGCCGGCGCTACGCAGGGAGCTTGCGCGGTGGAAAGCGACCTATCCACTGCGCAAGATACCGAACAAGGATTACCACACGCATGGCTTGTTGGTCCCGCTCGACGAGTTCGAGCGGATTGCCGAGCGGGTGGACAGCTTGTAGAACGGATGTTTCACGTGAAACATCAAGAACGGAGAAACGAAGATCAATGGCAAAGCGCACCATACAACGATCACCCAAAGATAAAGATAACCCGTACAGGCTGATCAACCGCCACGCAATGGAAGATGATCGCCTTAGTTTTGAGGCCAGGGGCGTACTCGCATACGTCCTGGTCAAACCGGATAGCTGGAAGATCCAGATCACCGACCTACGGCGGGCTGGCAACATGGGACGCGACAAGGCTTATCGCATCCTCAACGAGTTGATCGCAGCCGGTTACATCATCCGCGAAACCGAGCGGAAACTCGACGGCACAATCGGCGAAACCATCTACGAGGTGTACGAAAAACCGCAACCCAGCGAACCGGACACGCCTAACGAACAGATTACAGAGGAGCCACTTCCTGAAAAACCGGATACGGCTGAACCGGATACGGCTGAACCGTATCCGGTAAACACGGACCGTAATAATAAAGAAGATTCATCTAAAGATGAATCTATTAGTAAAGAAGAAGGCGTGGGGGGGAGTTCTACGCGCGATCGCGACGCCGACCCGCCATCGGACCCCACGCCGACCCTCACCCGCGCTGTCGCTCACGCTGACGAGGAATCCTTCGACCCACCGCGCACGAACGGAATCCACGACAAGCCAGCGGCGCGACGTTCCCGCCAGCCGGCCATCCGCGGCCATGCCCACTTCGACCCGCGCAAGTTGGTCGAAGGTTACATTCCCGCCGGCGAGGGCGCAACCGCGGTCGAAGTCTACTACGAGCGATTCAGCCCGCGCGAGTTCCGGCTGACCGCCCCGCTGCAAGATGACATCATGAAAGCGGCCAGCGACTTGGGACGCTGGCGCGATGTCGTCACGGCCTGGCACGCCGCCGGCCACAACCCGAAGAACGTCGGCGGAATGCTCGACTGGTACCGCGACCCCCAGCGGCTGCCCACCCACCGCCACGCCGCCCACGCCCGCAACGGCAACGGCGCGACGCCGGCCAACGGCGCGCTGCTCGACATGAAACTACCCGATTGGTTGCTGCGCACCTACCACACCAACCACCTGCCGTCCGTGATGATCAAAACCGACAAGACAGAAAAGGAGCTACGTGATGAGTACAAGAAATGGCGCGTCGCCAACGGCCTACCCCCCGGCTAGCGCGATCCCCGCCAGCATCGACAGCGAAACGGCCGTGCTCGGCTCGTGCCTACTGAACCCTGACGCCATCCACGAGGTGAGCGCTATCGTGCAGCCGGCGGACTTCTTCCGGGAGCGCAACGCCTGGATCTACGAGGCTATGCTGGCGTTGAACGAACGTCGCGACCCCGTTGATTTCGTGTTGCTGCAAGAGGAACTGGAGCGCACCGGCCGGCTGGCGGAGGTCACCCCCGCCTACCTGACCGGGCTGCTCTCTGCGACCCCAACCGCCTTCTACGCCGCCCACTACGCCAAAGCGGTCGCGGTCACCGCCCTCCGTCGCCGGCTGATTGCCGCCGGCGGGGAGATTGCCAAGATCGGCTATGACGAGAGCAACAATCCTGACACGTTGCTTGATGTCGCTCAGGAATTACTGTTCGCTGTGGGTGCACAGCGGGGAGGCAAGATGTTAGAGCATATCAGTGTCGTGACCCGGCGCGTGATTGATTACCTGGGGGTCATTGCGACCGAAGGCAAACCGCCGGGCGTGCCTTGCGGCTTCCGTGACATCGACAACCTGCTGGGCGGCTTCCAGCGCGGGGACATGATCACCCTCGCCGCCCGCCCAAGTATGGGCAAGTCCGCAGCCGCCTTTGCCTTTGCCCTGAATGCGGCCCGGCTCGTGGGTGCACGCGTGGCTATTTTCAGCTTGGAGATGAGCGACAGCCAAGCCGCCGAGCGCTGGCTGGCCTCGCTCAGTCGGATTGACAGCACCCGGCTGCGTCTGGGCAAGATTGACGATCACGAGTGGGTTGCACTCAGCGAGGCCGCCAACGACCTATCACGCCAACGCATCTGGATTGACGACAGCCCCGGCTTGACCATCACTGACATTCGCACCCGCGCCCGCCGGCGGTGGGCCGAAGAGGGGCTCGACCTGCTGATTGTCGATTACATGCAGCTCATGAAGAGTGTCGAGCGTGGCGAGAACAATCACCTGGAGGTCAGCGCCATCTCGAAGGGACTCAAGGCGCTGGCGCGCGAACTCAACATCCCCGTGATTGCGCTCAGCCAACTGAGCCGCGGCGTCGAATCCCGCTCTGACAAGCGGCCGATGCTCAGCGACCTGCGTGCTTCCGGCGCCATTGAAGAGGATTCGGATGTAGTGATGTTCATCTATCGCGAAGAGTACTACATCCCCGACACCGACCGCGCCGGCATCGCCGATTTCATCGTGGCCAAGCACCGCAACGGCGCAACCGGCACGGCCAGCCTGTTTTTCCGCAAAGAGTTGACCACGTTCCATGACCTGGACATTACCCGAACGGAGCTGAACCATGATTGAAAGCCCACCCAGAACCTTGACCAGTAGCCACACCACCACCACCCATGACGACGCCCCATCAGCAGATGGCGCAATTTCGGATTTACACGGTGAGTTTTCAACAGGGGCTGGTAGTGGCCAGCCGGCTGGCAAAGCGCAAAACGCTACGGCCACATGGTTGGGTGATGGTCAAAGGTTACTAGCAGAACGTCGATTTGCCATAATTCGCTATAGTATGCTATAATTCTCTCGTATGACAAATTATGTACCATTACGGATTGCAATGAAGCGGTTGGGGATGTCCAACACGACATTGCGAAAGTATGCGGACGAGGGAAAGATAGGATCGATACGAAATGATGCGGGTCAAAGATTGTTCGACGTTGACGGGTATATCAGGAGTAGCTCACCAGCTACCGTTATTTGCTATGCAAGAGTCAGTAGCCGTCACCAGTCAAACGACTTGCCTCGACAACGAGATCGACTTCTATCCTCCTACCCTGACGCAGAAGTTGTTACAGACATCGGAAGTGGCCTCAACTTCAAACGGAAAGGCTTGCTTGCCATACTGGAGCGACTTATGCAAGGCGATAAGCTCATGCTTGTTGTTGCCCACAAAGATAGACTTGCAAGATTCGGCTTTGATCTCATCGAATGGATGGTCAAGCGCAACGGTGGGGCAATCGTGGTTCTTAACGGAATTGACCACAGCCCACAGCAAGAACTCGTTGCCGATCTTCTCGCCATCGTTACTGTCTTCGGTGCTAGAGTCAATGGACTGCGGCGCTACAGTAAAGAAATCAAGGAAGATCCGGCTCTATCTAACGAAGCAACAGGAGCGGATGATTGACCGGTGGTTTGGAGTGGCACGGTATGTCTACAATCAGACCGTGGAGCACTTGCGTCAACCTGGAACTAAAGCGAACTGGAAAGCAATCAAAGGAGAATTGCTGGATTCGCTACCGGAATTCTGTGACGACGTGCCTTACCAGATCAAGTCAATCGCTGTGCGTGACGCCTGTATTGCTGTGCGTGAGGCAAAGAAGAAATATACCAAGCACGGCAGTATTAATCAGGTGAGTTTTCGGAGTCGCAAGAACCCAGTTCAATCGTGCTACATTCCGAAGGCCGCAGTAAAAGCCGAAGGAATCTACTACACGATACTTGGCAACCTGCGCTATGGGGAGCAGTTGCCACAAGAATTTGGGGATTGTCGGCTAGTGCGCGGCTATGGTCGCTACTACTTGACAGTCCCCTTCGATAGTCTACGAAGCAACGGTGAGAACCAAGCCCGCGTCGTAGCTCTCGATCCTGGAGTGCGGACGTTTCAAACATTCTTTTCGGAATCAAGCTTCGGAAAAGTTGGCATCGATGCCAACTTGACCATACAGAAAATGTGCTTTCGTCTTGATGACCTAATTTCTCGAATGAGCAAGGCAAACAAACGAAAGAAGAAGTCAATGCAGATTGCAGCGGATCGGCTACGTCGAAAGATTCGTAGCAAAGTGGATGAACTCCATCATAAGGCCGCTCGATTCCTGGTTGATAACTTCGATATTATTCTGTTGCCGTCGTTTGAGACTAGCCAGATGTCACAGAAGGCAAAGCGGCGCATACGCTCGAAGTCGGTTCGGCAAATGCTTGGGTTGGCTCACTACCGCTTTAAGCTATTCTTGAACCACAAGGCGTTTGAAGCTGGAAAGATTGTCATCGAAACAAACGAAGCCTATACCAGCAAAACTGTAAGCTGGACAGGCGAAATCGTTCCCAATCTTGGCGGAAGTCGAATCATTAAGGATTCCACCGGCAAGATCCTAGATCGAGACTTGAACGGGGCGCGAGGGATCTTCCTTCGCGCAGTGGTTGATACGCCATTGCTTAAAAACAATCTAAGCAATTACTTTGTAGAAAGTTATAGCACTTTCTAAC